TTGGTACTGGTTTCAGTTGCTACGTGCCTCCATTCAATCCCAAGGATATTCGTGACAATATCCTCAACTTCCTTGATGGTAATCCTATCAAAAGGATGAAACCTTGGTTCAGGGGTTTCAAAGGAAAAGTTTTTGAACAAGATGATTCATGGATGACCCAGGGTGTATGGACAGTCATTGGACGGACTGTTAAGGTGACTGAGCTACCACCGGGACGCTGGACTCAGGATTACAAAGAACATCTGGATACCCTCATTGAAAAGAAAATCATTAGTGGTTTCACAAATAACAGTACAACTGAGAATGTGGATTTCCTGATACAAGATTATAATGGCAAAGATGCCGTTAAGGATCTCAAGCTTCAAAAGACTTTCCGAACCTCAAACATGCACCTGTTCCACCCTACCCGAGGTATCCACAAGTATGAAACCCCGGAGATGATTCTGAAAGACTTCATAACCCTTCGTCGTGAATATTATGACAAGAGGAAAGAGTATCTAATCAAGGTTCTTGAGGCTAAATCTAAGATGTGTGACTACAAGTCTCGTTTTGTGTCTATGGTTATCAACGGAGATATTGTGGTCTTCCGTCGCAAAAAACAGGATCTTGAGAACCAATTGTCTGGTCTATTCCCGGAAGTAAATGGGAGCTATGACTACCTTCTAAACATCAAGACAGTTCAGTACACGGACGAGAGTGTCAGAGAGCTTTTGGCGCAGTCCAAACAGGCAAAGAAGGAACTCGAGATTATGAAGTCTACTTCTCCTATGACAATGTGGAAAGATGATATTAAAAATATGTAGACAATAGATAAGTATGGGTGAAGCGGCAAAAATTTCACTTAAAGCTATTGGAAAGCAAGACACGTACTTGCTTTGCAAAGATCCAGCGGAGTCGTTCTTCAACCCGAATACTACAAGAAGGCATTCTGACTTTCGGAAATATCACAGGAGTAAGAATGTAATCAATCCGGGGCAGATCCCCAATTGGCCTTTTGGACAAACCATAAAGGTTCAGTTTAATCCCCAAAATATGGGTGACTTGCTTAGTAATATGTGGTTGAGTATAAAAATGCCTAAGGTCACAAATGGAAACTACGCGGATCAGTTGGGAAGGCATATTCTCAAAAGTGTATCTATGTTCGTAGATGATACAGAGATGGAAAAAATTGAAAGTGATTGGGGAATTATATACGATGAACTTTATTTAGAAATGTCTGAAAAAGTAGCAAATAGATTTCTTGTAAACAGAAGTATTGGTTTTGATGACTCTACTACAACAGACTCTGTCTCAAGGCTTGAGACAGATCTAATGATACCTATGCAGTTCTTCTTTGCTCGTAAATACGCGAGTGATGAGTACACAACTAATAAACCAAATAGACCCTACTTCCCCACATGTGCTATACATAAACAGAAAATTGAGTTTGTACTAGAGTTTCATAAACAATCTTTCTTCACAGACACATTAGATACCCTCGTTCTAGATGATTTCAAACTTATTACCGAAGAAATCACAGTGAGCCCCGAAGAAAGGAATTATCTCAGTCACGATAGACAAGTTGTTGTAACTGATCTAGTTCGTAAACACCCAACGACTGTGAGTGAACTTGGTAAAACTATGATTCGTACAAACCTAGTCCCTAACATTCCAGTGAAATGTCTTCATTGGTTCTTGCGAAACACTAAGTTTGAAAATTTGAATGAAAGTGTCGCCCTCGAACCTAAACAGATAGGTGCTAATATTATTGGTACTAACGCAAACGATGACTCGGGATACTCAGTGGCTATGTCACCCGATGGAACCACTATAGCTATAGGTGAACCCAAGTATGAGTTACAAGTTGATACAAGCCCCGAGGATGGAGAAATAGATAACCCCAATCAAAATAAGGGTCGTGTTAGGGTATTCAAACTAATCTCAGGAACTTGGACCCAATTAGGTACCGATTTGATTGGTGTGGGTGACGGGGACTTATTTGGAACATCCGTCTCTTTATCTGAAACTGGAACAGCACTCGCTGTAGGGGCCCCTGATCACGATAGTGATAAAGGACATGTCCGTGTGTACCAATACAGTGGAGGATCTTGGGGACAGTTAGGTAGTGACATTGATGGTACGACGGGTATTAAATTTGGAACATCAGTTTCTTTGTCTGGAAATGGTACATACGTCGCCATAGGTGGACCCGAATATAGCGAAGTTGGGTTTACGAACAGGGGTCGTGTACAGGTGTGGGCATATACCATTGGACCTGGGTGGCAACAGGTGGGTCTAGACATAGATGGTACCGGTGCCGGTGACCTTTCAGGCAAAGTTGTATCTCTTTCAAATCCGGTGACGAATGGTGGAACTGATTATGTTGTAGCCATTGGTGCACCGGGTCATGATGCGAGTAAGGGGACTGTCAGGGCATTTATATACAGTGGTGGTGCGTGGACTCAGAGAGGTTCTGATATAGATGGTTTGAACGCGGGTGATGAATTTGGAACTTCTGTGGATATTTCCAAAGATGGATACTATCTTATCGGTGGTGCTCCCAAAAACGATGGTGGTGGTGTAGATTCTGGACAGGCTAGTATATTCTTCTACTCAACAAGTTTGATTGCGTGGGGGCAAATAGGTCCAGATATTAATGGATTGGTGGCTGGTGAAATGGCTGGTACATCTGTAGCTATAACAAGTAATATTGTATCCGGTCAACAACCTCACACTGGAACTAGGGTAGCTGTTGGTACACCATTATCCAACCGTACAAGAGCTTATAATTACATAAATGTATCTAATACACCCGCATGGGATAGGTTACATCGCGATATGGGTGGTACTGGGAGTGGTGGTTCTATGTCCATGTCAAGTGATGGTATGAGATTGGTCGTAGGCTCTCCCACATTCAACAACAGTGTAGGACAGACGCAAATTTTTGATCTTCCCACAAACGATGAAGAACTCTACTTATGTCAAAATAGGTTCAACTTTTCATCTAACGTTAGCTTTGATGATCAATTAACTTTTTTCAATCCTATTATGAAAGATGCGAGTTTTTACATTAATGGAACCAAGTTACCAAATGTTACAAATACTAATCACAACTATTTCAAATATTTAATTCCGTATAGGTCGAGATTATCCAGACCTATTAGAAATATCTACACATACAGTTTCTCGATGAATCCTATCAATGTGGAACCATCGGGAAACTTGGATTTTAGTCAGATTCAGTCTGATAAAACGAACATAGAAGTGAATCTAGATACTACCAAGGTGGATACATCGTCAAACACGTATGCTCTCCACATGTATTATACCGGCTATCAAACATTTATATTTGAAGAGGGACGGGTACAACCTGTTGCTTATTAAACAAGGAACTCCTATGATCCTTGATATAATCTATAATCTTATTCTTGATACACCATTTGATGAAATTTAGCTGTGCTAAAGTCGTATGAATTTCATGAGATGTACCTGGCACTGAATAAGGAAACTTCTGGGATCTACAAAATGGATCAAAAAGCTTTTTACTGTATCCATCTAAGCTAGATTTATAAGCGTAGTGTACAGTGAATATTTTACCATCACCTGTCTTGTAGGATGTATGATTTTTCTTAGCGTAATTAGTGATAAACCATTCGAGATTTCTCAATGAAATACCACTTGTTTTGTCTAGTATATTCAATAACTTGGATCGGTTGTCTTCTTCGCTGTAAAAGTTGTTTATTGATGTTAGCAGAATATCGGATTTACTCATTATTTAATAAGGAGTCTAAATCTATAAGCCTATTCGTTGAAAAAGATCTTTCACACGCTGGACACCCCGCAACATTTCTAAGACCGGGACCGTGTGTGTGACCATTGAAAGTCTCATGAAATCTCTGTTTAATTTTTTCACCTTGTTTTTGATGCTTCCCACAATACCCATTATGAATACCCTTGAAAGTACACCTAGAACCATCTGGTTTTGTTCCCATACATGTACTTGTTACAGAAACACAAGGAATATCTTTTAGAAGCAACTGTAATGAAATCTGGTATTTTCTAGATATCGTTTCCGCATACTCAGTCAATAACAGATCCATACGCAACTTCAATTCTTCTTCTAACAAATCGGTAATTTTTTCATTAAGACTCATGACTTATCTATCTCTTGTTCGTAGTTTTTAAATATGTCTTCAATACTTTCTTCTCGTTGAACACGAGCATTTTTTATACGATCTTTAAGATCCGTGATTTTACCGTCAAAATCTAGACCAAGTCTTTTACATTCCTCTATCAAATCCACTTTCTTCATCGTACTTAGGGGAGGTTCACGTTTCTTTGGTGGTGGTTTGCATTGGGTAATCAATTCACCAAATATTTCCTGCTTGGTGTTCTCAAACAGTGGATCAAGTAGATCGCATACAGGATTTAAAAATTTATTAATGAAATAGTATTTATAATCAACTGGGAGGTTTTGCTCTTCAACGTATTTTGGATCCTCGGATTTTTCAAACGCCTTAGCTTTAGGGTCACCCGTGTTCACAAGTAGGTATGGAACACGGTCACCAGATTGTGGCTCAGACCCGGGTTTACGTTGCCTCATCTTATTAACAACCTGCACATGTGCTTGATTGATATTACAACTCTCAGGACTTGTTATAGATACAGATTGTCCAGATACCTTATAACTATCTGACAAAGATTGACTCAAAATCAATTTCTCATTTGAAACATCACCAGAAAGGAGTTCAACTGCACGCTCTTTCGCAAGCTCTTTTGGTGGTCCCGTGTCACTTGAGGTCAGTACAACATCTAGGAGTTCCTTACACACCTCTCTAACATGGGGTGTATTATCTCTACGAACAACTTGGAGACCCTTAATGTCAATATAGTCCATGTTCATATTACCATCCCTACCCTTCGTCCACAATTTAGCAGCATACCTCTTCTTTGAGTACAGGAAATAAGGCCAGTATACCTTCTCAAGCTCTAGATTGTTAGGCTTTTTGAAGAGAGCTGAGCACTCTTCGGCAGCTTTTTCCCCAATCTCCCAGCTATACTTAACAGCTTCTTCACCCTTGAGATCACCCACATCAAATTCAACCATGACTGAATCCGTGTCCCCATATCTCACTTTCGCACCCGGGAAGTTTTTCTCAACGTAATTCTTAGTCTCCTCAATCATTGCGCGTCCGCGGAAGGTTGTCGTAGACGCAATAGGTACACATGGAAGAATACCTTTGCCAGCACCTGTAAACCCATAGACAGAGTTCATACTGATTTTGTAAGCCAACTGTTTACCATTGTAGACCTCCTTCATATAACCTGTTGCAGCTGCCATATCCTTCTTAGCCTTTTTACGAAACTGCTTAAGCTCAAGAAGAATCGCTGGTAAGAGGCTTGGAACATCTTGTGCAAACTTGTAGGTCTTTTGACCAATCTTGAATGTTTCGTATTCAATACCAGGTATGTTCCCGTAGTCCTTCTCATTCATAACATACGAAGAGTAACAGAGGTTGTGAGCCATCATAATAGATGGGTACAGTGCTTCAAAATCTAGGGCAGTAATCGGAGTATAATACGCACCCTTTTGGGCTTCCAGAACCGTTGCTCCCTCGTATTGTTCCTCGGGTAACTGTCCCCAGCGAATCGTTGGTACCATAAATCCCATTTCACGAGCCTTCTTTGTAAGTTGGGAGAAGACCTTAATCTGCTGTCCCCGTTCAACGAGAAAACAGAGTGGTACCCAAGTAGCTTTAGCCATCTCAAGGAGATTGAGTAGGATACACATCTTCTTCATGAGTTTATGTGGTAGCAGTGTATCTTTGATACAGTATTCCGCAACTTCTCGTAGCTTCACGGGATCGCCCTCTAGATACCGAGCAAACATTTCCTTTGGAGCCATGTCAATCTTTTGATCTCCAAGATAGAGCTTGGAAACTTCATTGAGTTTGTAACTGTCAAGTTTGTACCCCTTCTTTACCTCATGGAACAAATCAAAAATGAAACGACCACTCATTGGGAGGAGTTTCAGTACATTATCACCCAAAGCACTTGAACTCAACTTCTTGATGGAAATCTCACATGTCTGTGATTTCAATTTACCCATCTTGAAAAATTCAGGGTTACAACCAGTAATAAACGCCCTTGTATAAATGTAGTTAAGATCAAAACCAAAAATATTCCAACCAGTAATGATGTCTACATCTTTCTCGTGTATATACTTCTGAAATGCCTCGAGCATCTCCCTTTCCGTATCAAAACTAATAATAGTAGAACCTTCTAAGTTTGTATCAGTTTTCTTGTAGCAAAGGCACGTTTTATCGTAGGGTTCATCGTTACCAAATTTACACAAAGAAATAGCAATTTGGAAACACGCGTCACCTCTTACGTCTGGATCCGGGAATTTACCAGTAGAACTGTTACACTCAATATCAACCGATGCCACAACAAATGGAGCAATGTCATCGCGCGCGACGGGCTTTAGGGTTTTCCAGTCATTACAGAAAAGATCAATATTCACCTTGGCCAAGTGTGTGCGAACACAATTATCACCAGAGTTTAACCAACCAGTTGATTGGATACCTGTTCTATGCATCAAACGAAGTACGGGATCAATATTAGACTCAAAAACTTTGAATCTTTCAGTACCATAGGAGAATTGAATAGGATTCTTCAACATATAATCAACACGACGCCGGCTCGCTAAATTTTTGAAATCCAATTTCAGATAGGAAAATTCCTTATTATTTTGAAAACCCCAAACATCCTTAGACCTCATAATAGAATACGAAACCAGACAGTTGGGACTCTTTTTGTCCAGAACTCGGTAGATTTCTTGGACTTTTTGTTGCGTGACATGTTCAGGAAGCTTGACGAAGAAGTATGGTGTAAACATAGTTGTTACACAAATAGATTTACCATTCTCAGTCTTACCAAAAATGCTCACTAAATGCTCGTCATCTGTGTCAACTGTTTCCCATGTGAGTGCTTGAAATTCAACACCCATCCCGATATGTATACATTGAGCCAAAATTTTAATATCGTTTACTAATAAATGTCAGCTGCTTTAATTGACCTCGTGTCGGTGGGTGTCCAGGACGTCTACATCACTGGTCAGCCCGAGGTGTCGTTTTTTAGACAAAATTATAAGAGGTATACCAACTTCGCAATCAAGCCAGAGAGGCTCGACTACATCGGTACCTTCGGTAGCGGTAATGAGGTTACCATTCCCATCAAGACCAAAGGTGATCTCTTAAGCTATGTATGGATTGAGGCCGAAAATATCGGTGGCGTTGGTGCCGCTGATACCGGTTTCTTCGACAAGGATGATTCCACCACCACTGAGTTCCAGCTTTGGATTGGTGGCCAAAAGGTTTCCCAGATTGATGCCCTCTACATCCAGGGTGTCCATAACCTTTTGTACAAGGATACTCAAGCCAAGGCTTCTTGTGCTTTGACCCTTGATGAGTGTCCCCAAAATGCGTTAGGTTCGTCTACTTCAGCGAACCATTACGTTCTCCCCTTTTTCTTCTCGGATGACTGGACTAAGTCTCTCCCATTAGTCGGATTACAATATCACGATGTGGAGATCAGGGTGAAGTGCAGGAATGGTACGTTTGCCCCCAGCAACGTCAAGGTATTTGGTACGTATGTGTACCTTGATACCCCCGAACGTGATTTCTTCGCCAACAATGAGCACGAGATTCTCTTCACCCAAACTCAACACCAACTCATGAGTGCCGCGGATACCGAGGTTGATCTTACCTACTTCAACCACCCAGTCAAGGCTGTCCACGTTGTTTCTTCGGAGGCTGATACCAATAAGTGGTCTACTAACTGGACTTTCGATACAGCCACTCTCTATATTAACGGTACACCTCTCTTTGAGAATATGTCTGCTGCCTACCACCACAACGTTGTACCAGAGATGCACTGCTCCGTCCTCCCACAAGATGCTCTCAGCACTGTATCCACCTTCACTTGGCCTTTCTGTATAACCATGAACAAGTCTCAACCAACTGGCACACTAAATTTCAGTCGTATTGATACGGCTAAGTTATCCCTCGCGGGTACTGGCACCAGGAACGGTAACATGGTTCGCGCGTACGCCGTAAATTACAATATTTTACGTGTAAAGAATGGTATGGGCGGTGTCGCGTTCGGAAACTAAAGTACCTAAGTTAAAGCTTGAATATTAGAATTCAAGTAAAATGGTAAAATCATCTTCAC